AATAAAAAAAAAAAAAAGTAAATAAAAAAAAAAAAAATTATTTTATTATTGATTTTTTTTTTTGGTAATAATATAATTATATTCGTTATCTAATATTTTAAAATGATCAAAATCTTTTAATTTTAATTCTATATTATGGTACCATACAATAGTAATATTTATAAAAAAATATTCAAAAAAAAATTATTATATTCGATTATTATATAATAATATAACTAATAATAATAATAATTGTGACAAAAATAACATTATTAATCTAAATAAAACATATAAAAAAACATTATATAGATAATGAAAATAATGATATATAGATAAATTAAGTAAAATAGACATCTTAAACTCGTAAAATAAAATTATTGTATTAAGGAAAATATTTATAAATATTTATTCGAAAATGAAATAAATGAAATGGAATATCGTATTTTGTAACATAAGATACTCGATTATTATAAGCCAACTATAAAAAAATGGTAAAGAAAAAATAATATTTGTGAATATTAGAGAATAATATATATATATGAATAATAATAATTATAAAAAGTATTTAAAATATAAAAAAAAGTATCTAGAATTACAAAAAAAATATGGTGGTATGTTAGAGAAAAAAGATATGATGAATGAAAATGAAAAAGATCATATTTTAACTAAAATAGGTATTGAAAGAGAATTCCCAATATTATTAAAAATTCCAACAAAACTTTATCTTAAATATTTTCCTGATAATATTATAGAAAATATTAGTGAAATATATGTAATTCTTGAAGATATACGGTTAATATATATAGAAAACAATAATGAGCAACCATTATCCGATTATATTACGAAAATATTACAAGACAATCATCATACACCTATGGATGAAAATATAAAGGAGTTCATAAGGAAAATATTAATAATATATAAGGAAATATTCGTAATAATGAAAAAAATGAATGTATATACAAATACAGTATTTGAATATACAAATACAATATTTGAAATATCATTTGACAATTTTCTTGAATATATTAAATATAAGAATTATATTGATTTACTAGATATTTCTCCTAATCAAACTATTAATAGTCTTTTATTGGGATTATCATGCTTAACGAATGTACCACTTTCTAATAACTATGATAAAGTGGATGATTATTCATATTCACATAATATATATATAGATATAATACAGAGGAATATCTAAATATTATTTATCAAAATTCTCATCATACAGAAGACGATGATAAAGAAAATAATAAAGATTTATGCAAATATATTTTGGTACTAAAAATAATAACAAAAATGATAACGATAGATAATGATATAATAGAACTTGATTTCATTATAGCACCTGATCGGATGATGGATGGTAGAGTATTATATGAAATAGAGCAACATCCTTATAGAATAGAAATTAAAAATAATATACCAAATAATACTATAGATAATTCAATAAAAGAAATAGAATTTTTGCAAGAAAAAGTTTTAAATATATTTAAAAAATCTGTACCAACATTAGAAGACTATATTTGTTCACATGAACAAACATCGTTTTTATTTTTTGAAAATTATAATGATTTATGTAAAGGAAAACAAACTCATGACAAATGGGGATCAATACATATTAATTTAACATTAGGTTATAATAAAAATGAAATACAGGATAGAGGAGTAGGAAAATTTTATGATAAACATAAACTTTTGATGAAATCCTTACAATTATTAGAACCATTATTTTTAGCAAATTTTACAAATGTAATGTATAATACATATAATGATAAATGGGAGAATTTTGAAAATAGTTTTAGAGTTTTATTTGATGATTATTTTAATTTTTTAGCAAATATAAATTATGACAATTTTTATGATTACGATACTGAAAATAGTGATGGTGATAGATCTATTGATTTTAGAGATAATATTAATGGATATAAAGATAATAAATTATTAATTGATGTTTTTGATGAATTAAAAGCTCATCAGATATCAAAATCAAAATCAAAAACAAAATATAAATTAGCAGAGAGAGGTGTGGATTTTAGATGGAGTAAAAAATTTGATAAGAGTGAAGAAGGCGGTGAAGCATTTGGATTTGAATTTAGGGCATTAGATTTAATTTCGAATGAACATCTGAATAGAATTTTACATTTAATTTTTATGTTAGCAGATTATATTGAATTGAAAAATATTGAAATCATTGAAAACCCTATAGACATTTTATATAACTACGAAATAGTAGGTTTTATTGTAACTATATTATTAGAAGGTTGGAATACAGATATTAGTCCAGAATATCTAAATATTTTAAATATATATCTAAAGTTAGAGTTAGAGTTAGATAATGAAATAAATTGTAATGAATTACTACAGATTGTTTTTATAAATTTAAAAAATTTTTGTTTAAAAAATTGGGATGAATGTAAATATTTAAAGGAAGTAACAGATAAAGAATCATTAATAAAGATAGAAACTATGCCAAATATAAATAAAGAATCATATAAATTAAATTATGAATTACAAATGAAGAATAACCCAGAATTAGATGTAGATATACGTAATGAAGATTATGAAGATTTAATGACTATGTATAAGCAATAATACCAATCCTATCAATACATATATAATATCAAAACCTATACTTAATAAATCATTCTTTATTATTGATGATACTAGTATATGTGTATTAATAGAACAATATAATACAAACAATAATTGGAATCATTTAATATATGGTCATATATGTGATAGGGATACTAAAGAGGTTACTGATATGTTCAATTTATTAAAAAAAAAAATATTTTAATGAATTACATGAGTGAGATACTTATAATGTCAAAAATATGTCAAAATGTTTTGGGGTTGTCATTCCTTTAATAATGGAGATAAACCCATCGGCTTTAATACTTCCAGAGATATTCATATGGATGAAAGGATTTTAGATTATATTGGATTTAATAATGGAAATAATTCCATTATGTTTGATATTTCTAGTGTTACTCATATGTTACATATGTTTTATAATTGTCACACTTTAAATATTAAATTATTGTTTACAAATACTTCTAAGGTTATTACTAAATTGGAAGATGTTTCAGAATTAGTTGGTGATACAGATGAAGAAACTATTCAAAATATTGTAGATAATACTAATAAACAAATAGAAATTCATTCTCAAAATTTAGAAAATCCTATTATTAGTTATGGTATTAAAAGTAATAAAGATCCTATTAGATTATTTAAAGATGAAGAAAATATATATCATCATATAAAAAAGAAGGATACTTTTGAAAAAAGAAGAGATATTAAAAAACCATTAAAACCAAAACGAAAAAAAGTAGTAAATATTCATACACATCCTGATATTGAAGTATTATGGGAAATAGATACCGAAAGTATTGATATAAATAAATCTTTTAGTCATGGTATATTAAATGTTAATGTTAAATGTAATGAAAAGAAATGGTTAGATAATTATGAATTATTAAAAGAGTATATGATAAATAATGAAAACCAATGTCCTACTCGTTCATATATTACAGAAGATGGAATAAAATTAGGAAATTGGATAAGTAGGCAACGAAGTAATAAAAATAAAAATAAATTAGATGAAGAGAAAATTTGAAATATTTATTAATTAATTTTATAATTAAAGTATTCTATTAGTTAATATTAATGACAAATATATATAATATATATAATAATTTATTTAAACATCAAAAAGAATGTATAGAATCTAAAAAAGGTAAATATAAATCATTAATAAATTTATGGTGTGGAACTGGTAAAACAAGAATTATTATGTATAGTATATTTGAAGATAACAAAGATTTTAATGTTATTGTTTTCCCATCTCTTGGTTTAATTAATCAATTTAATAATGATTATATTTTAGATGAATATTTTTCACAATATTTTAAGGATTATATATGTTTATCAATATGTTCAGATACAGATAAAAAATTAACTGATCAAAAAAAGATATTAGATTTTGATAAATCTAAATATCCAAATATAAAATATACTACATCTGAAAGAATAATTAAATCTAGTTTAAAAAAATATGGAAAAAAAATATTTACAGTTACATATCAATCATTAGAATTATTTATAAATATTATAACTGAATTTAAAATTAAAATAGATCGGTTATATTATGATGAAGCACATCATATATTAGGAAGTAATATTCAAAAAATTGTATTTAAAAATGATGAATTAAATGAATTAACATCCAAAATAGAATTTTATACAGCAACACCAACAAATAGAAATGGTATTACAATGTATGATAGAGAAGAACCAGAAAACAGTGATTGTGGTCCTATGATATACGAATATCTATTTTATCAATCAGTTAAAGATACTATTTCAAAAGACTTTACAATAAAATTAATGTTATATCCAAAGAATGATGATGATAAATATATATGTTTATTTGAATCTATTTTCAGAGAATGTTTCCAAGGAGAATATAATTATTGGAATATTTTAACATTTCATTCAATGGTTGAAGAAAAAGATGAATTGGCAACAGTAAATGAAATTACTAAGAAAAGAACATTATTTAAGAAAGCATTCAAAAAAATTATAAAAGAATTTCCAGAAAAAAAAGAATTATATTCAATTAATAATATTTATATAAAAGGAGTTAGTGCTAAAACAAAAAATCGTGAAGATATTATTAAAGATTTTGATAAACCAGAAAAAGGTAGAATATTTTTATTAGCATCATGTAAAACATTAGGTGAAGGAATTGATACAAAATATGCTAATATGGAAATACCAATTAATCCAGGGGGAAGTTATATTTATGAACAACAAAAATTAGGTAGAATAACCAGAAATCCAAATCATAATAATCCTAATGGAATTATTTTAGTTCCTTGTTGGATAGATAAGGGGAAATCTAAAGGATTAGATAAATACCAACTGGATGAAATGATTCGTCAAGAATTACAAGAAGGTGGTAATTTCAATACATTTCTTAATGTAATGAGTGCATACAAAAACCAAAGTGATCCAGAATTATGGGAACTTTGTTTGAAATACCCAAATATGTATTCACCCAAAGAAATAAAAAATAATCTTGATAAACAAGGATTTATTATTGATGAATCACAAGGTGATTTAATTGATAATATAAATCATATTATTGGAGAAGATGTTTCAGAATTAGTTAGTGATACAGATGAAGAAACTATTCAAAATATTGTAGATAATACTAATAAACAAATAGAAATTCATTCTCAAAATTTAGAAAATCCTATTATTAGTT